CTGTTCAATTCCGCGCGTTGAATGATGCGGCTTCTAGTGCTGGTAACGTCACTGTAGATGTTTACCCTCCATTGAAAGCGTCTCAAGGCAACACTCGTAACTTGAACTTCGAGATTGCTGCTGGAATGCAAGTAACTGCGTTGCCATCACATAGAGCGGGAATGATTACTGCTGGTAATCCACTGTTCTTAGGTATGCCAATGCTTCCAGAAGAAGTGCCATTCCCTACAGGTAACGAGGTTGACCCTGATACAGGCGTATCACTACGTATGTACTACGGTTCTCTGTTCGGTCAAAACCAACGTGGGATGATTCACGATGCGATTTGGGGTAAGAAATGCGTCCCTGAGTACGCAATGTCTGTAGTTTTCCCACTGTAATTGGCTTCGGAGGGTGAAAGCCCTCCCTACTATAAGGATATTAAAATGGCTATTTCAACACCAATCGTCAATGCCCGTCAGTACTACATCAATGGTCTGAAGCTTGCTTATGTAAGTGCTACCACAATGTCTGTATCTGCTGGTCGTTGCAGTAATGCCACTAATGAAAATGACATTAGCGTGGGATTACCTTTAAACGTAGCTGCTACTCAAACGGGTACTGAGCCTGTTCCTGCGGGTTCCGGTGCCGTCTTAATCAACACTGCTGCTAACGGTGCTGGTGGTTTGGACATTGGAGTCATGGCGAACGATACGTTCTACGCTGTGTACGCTATCGGTGACAGTTATGGTAATGAGCCAGGTTCAGCGATTATCTCCGCTAACTTAGCTTCTCCGTTGCTGCCAGCTGGTTACGACATGTCTTTCCGTATCGGATTTATCAAGTCTAGCGGTGCTGCTGCAATCCTTCCATTCCGTCAAGATGGCTGCGGTTTAGACCGTTGGATGTGGTATGACGCTCCAATCGCCACTGATGTTACTGCTGGTGCTTCTGCTACATATGCTCCAGTTGACGCTAGTGCTGGCTTGCCCGCTGCAACACCAACGATGGTTAGTTGGTACTGCGCGTTCACTCCAACTGCTGGTGATGACACTTTGGTACTTGCTCCTGGTACGTCTACATCTACTTTAGGTTACGCAACTCTATCTGGTTCCGTAGCTGCTGTAGTGAAGACAGGGAACTTGATTTGCCCAACAGATGCGCCTCTGACAGATGCTATTGACTACAAGGTTACTGGCTCTGCGGTTGCAATCTCTGTAGGGGCTTATTTAGACCAGTTAGCAGTCGTAATCGTAGAATAAGGAACTGCCATGGCCTACACGACATTACAGCTCATCAACAATGCGTACTACGAAAGTGGAATCGTATCTCGTGGCTTTGAAACTGTGTCAGGCCAGCAGGCTAACGATGGACTGCTGTTCCTAAATGACCTCATTGCGGATAAGACTGTGGAAAATGGTCTTATCCCTTACTACGATGAGCACAACTTTAGTGCCGTCATTGGTCAGGAAAAGTATTTTATTGAGAACCTAATCAGCATTGATACGTTCGTGTTCTACATCGACACAGTACGTTATCAGACTGAGAATCGGGCTAGACGTGAGTACTTCGGTAGTTCTCGTGCCGATAACATTCAGTCCTTGCCTGGTAGCTGGCATATGGAGCGTTGCTTCGGCGGTGCTAACCTGTACATCTACTTCAAGCCTAACCAGAACTTCCCGTTGACTATTTGGGGACAATTTAGATTGGCTCAGGTAGCAATCAACCAAGATTTATCATTAACGCTGGATAGATTTTACATCAACTATTTACGCTATGACTTAGCAGCTCGACTATGCGCTGAGTACAACTACACCGTTCCACCTGGAGTTTCCAAAGCTTTAGATAACTATCAAGACTCAATTAGTAAGAAAAGTGGACCGATGGATCTAAGATTGACCAAGTTATCCAGTCTTCAGAGACGTGGAGGCATTAACTACGGTCAGGTAAACCTTGGACATGGATGGGTGAACTAATATGGTGATGACCCCTGGAGCCACACAAATTCCTGTGAGGATTGTGGGATCGAGCATTTTCGGTCGTCATCCGATTATTTCCGATGAACGCACTTGGAACATGTTTATCTCAGATGACTGGTTAATCAATTTCGCAGGATATAAGCAAGCGGTAGAGATTTTAGGGAATGACGTTGAAGGCCGTGGGTTATATCACTCTACACGAGGCAATTTCCTACTGGCGGTTCTTGGTTCTAACCTCTATCGAATTGATGCCAATTTAGGATTTTCATTCCTATTTAGCATTGGAACCACGACTGGCGAAGTGTTCATGGATGAGAATCTAAGCTCACAGATTGCCATTGTGGACGGCTCAAATACTGCTTACATCTACAACTACACGACCGAAACTACTGGTGTGATTGATTTCGTCTACACGGGTGGTGGTACAGTATTTACACCGAATTATGTGACCTACCAGAACACGTACTTCATCTTCGGTAACGGGGATAATACAACTTCTGGCTCACAATGGTTCGTCTATCGAAGTGGGTTCAATCCTACAACCTTGGCAAACCCTTTACAGCTTGTATGGGTTCAGACATTGACGCTACAGACTAAACCGGACTTTGCTAAAGCCTGTATTAGAATCCCCAGCCATGGTAATAACCTCCTTGTTCTTGGCTCAACTGTAGCGGAAATCTGGACGAGTGTTGCTGGCCTTCAAATCTATCAACGCCAATCCTCTATGAACATCGACTATGGGGTAGCTTCGGTGAGTACGATTGCAGCCTCAGATGACATGATTGCGTGGCTTGGGATTAACGAGAAGTCTTCTCCGGCTATCATGGTGATGATGGGTGGTAAGGCTGAGCGATTATCCACGGACGGAATTGACTTCCTATTAAGTGGCGTTCAAAGACCTGATAGGTCTACAGCTATGTTTTATCGTCAAGATGGTCATGTGTTCTACATCCTTACCTTCTACGACCAGCTAGATAACTTCTCCATCATGTATGACTTCACTACAGGGAAGTTCTTTGACATTACTGATTGGGATTTCACCTATCACCCAGCGCGACAGATGGCTTATTTCAATAATGACATTTACTTCGTCTCATTGAAGCAAGGTAGTTTGATGCGAATTAGCACCAACTTGACTTCAATTTCTACAGATATTCAGAATGACTATGAGATTCCACGCATTAGAAAGTGTGATACCTACAGGCTACCTGGAAGTGATCGCTTCATCGTGAATCAGTTTAGTTTCACGGTAGAAAATGGCGTTGAACAGAACGTGGATTATCAGTACGAATGTGACGGCTATATACTAGGTGAGGTCAGTAGTCAAATCATGTACTCCGAGGACGACTTGCCTTTATTGGTAGAAGGTGGTAGCTGCCAGATTTACAGACCACGAATTGACGTAACTTGCTCTAAGAATGGCGGAGAAACATACGGTAATGCAGTGCCATATTTTATGCACGCTACAGGTCATTACAAGAATCAACCTCGGTTCAACAAGCTAGGTGAGGCTAACCAGTTCACTATTCAGATGCGGTTCTGGGGCTTTGGAGCGGTCGTAATCGCTAACGGAATGCTGGAGGTGTACCAATGATTATTCCATCGTTTCAGAATGTACAATTTGTCGATCAAGATGGCTTCCTTACGACCCAAATGCAGATGTACAATGATGAATTGAACAACGTATTGCGAAATGGACTTTCCGATAATGGTTGGACACTACCGACAGTTACACAGGCTCAATTAACTGCGATTCAGGCTCTACCTTCTGACCAACAGTTGCCTAACGGTACAGTTTGGTACGTACACGATACTACGACCGCAGTGTATGAAGTGGTAGTGAAGATTAATGGTGCGTTGCGTAAAGTAACTACCACCGCTTACCCATAAGGATATGAGATGAGCATTTTAAGCAAATTATTCGGTGGTGGTGGCAAGAACCCTATGGACGCTGCCAATCAATATCTGAATCAAATTCCAGGCGTAGCTCACCAAGGCTATGACGATTACATCAATCAGGGTAAAGATGCCTCTGGTAAGACGAAGAGCCAATACGAAGACATGATGAATGACCCTACAGGGTTCATTAATAAAATCATGGAACAGTATAAGGAGTCTGAAGGCTACGGCTTCGCCAAAGACAGACTGACTAAGGAAATGGGCAACACTGCTGCTATGGGTGGTATTGCTGGTACGCCTTTAGATCAGATGAATCAAGCCGAAGGAGTTCAAGGCTTACTCTCCAAGGATATGCAGCAATTCCTCGAAAATGCTCTAGGACGCTACGACAAAGGTTTAGCAGGTGAGGAAGGCATTGCCACACGAGGTTATGACGCTTCCGGTAAACTGACTGATGCCCTAGGTAGTGCGCTTAATCAGCAAGGTGGATTGGCGTTTAATGACGCTCAGCAGAAGAATAAGAACCGCAACGATATGTGGAGTATGTTCGGTAAGGCGTTAGGAGGTGGTGCTGGTTTCGCTCTTGGTGGGCTGCCTGGTGCGACTTTTGGCGCAGGTTTGTTCGGAGGGAAATAAGATGGCGATTCAATTCACTGATTTCTCCAAAGCGCAATTACTGGACTCTCCGGCTAAGTCTATCTTTGAAGACGT